ACACTAATAACTGTCTGACCAAGAGCCTCTTCAGCACTTGTGGTTGTTACAGCAGTCTCTTCATATGCAGTTGCATTAGCACAAATGGATACACCTAACGAATTACCATGTATTCCTGCGGTTCTTGCCGCCCATTCACCAACTGAAGCTTGACCATCTTCAAATGAATCTTCATAGTGATCGTCATCACGAATAAGAATTGATGTTCCAGATGCTATCGCATTAGTAACACCAGATTCGCAACGAACAACTTTTAGTTGGTCTGTATATTGAAGAAAATTTGCAGCGGTGAAGAATGTTTCAAACTGATTTGAACTATTTTGGGGTTTCCCAAAAACTTTGACCAAATCTTCTTCACTACCAACAGTTACGATTGAATTAACTGGACCCTTTTCAAAAGCACCAGCAATAGCACCAATCGATGTTGAAACTGCTGGGACAATTGTTGTAAGATCAATTTCTCTTACATGTACGCCAGGAGATTTTAAAAAACTCATTTCTTTACTCCTTTACCGAAGTCTTGTTGTATTTAAGAATATTTATAATATTTGATTTCCTAAACTGACCGTTTTATAAGTGTTATAACTTATAAATAAATACCATGAATGAACACTATGAAAAATACAAAGAGACAATCAAAAGAGTATCTCGTAGAAACTATCACAAAAGAATCGTGATATTAAACGAGCTTTTAGCAGATAAATCGTGTATTCACTGTGGTGAAAGCGAAACTATCTGCCTGAAATTTCATCCTCATGACTCCGAAATTCGCAAGTTAACAAAACGAGTGGGCACCAATGATAAAAGCAGAAAAGAAATATTTCATTTGATAGGTGAGTCAAAAATTCTGTGTTCAAACTGTTTTATCAAAGTTGATAATGACCTAATAGAATTTATTTAGGTTTTTACCAATTTGTCTTATAGTCTCTAACTACAGATGTCCACCTAGTGCCGTATTCATCAATCTCATCTTCAAAGGGGTCATCAACGCCATTCACTATAAAACCAAATGGAGCCATGTCCTGTTCCAGCATATCTTGTTGTTCTCTCATCATGGTCATTCTTATGTCGTTGTCAGTGAGTTCTTTAAAGTATGTCTGGTCTGTGGCCCAACTAAACATAAACATACAAGCAACCAAGTCATCATTACACCCATCATCAGCGGCATAGGATGGACCTCTACTAATAAATGTAGATAATTCATTAACACAGTCATAATCTTCAACAATTAGTTTATTATCCTCGATTAATTGTTTGAGGTTTGAACATCCAATCTTCTTCACAGCTTTAGTTGTTCTAACCCCCAATTGCGCTCTGCCCCCTGAGAAGCCTGCTCCAAGGACTTGGCCTGCTCGCCCACGCATAGAAGCCATGACTAGGTTCTCATACTCCAAATCAAACTGTAAAGTGTTTGCGACCTGTTCACCAATATCATTTACCTCAACCATCACATATGCATTGTTATAAGCCTTCGCAACTTCATGTATCTTGGTAGGAAACAGTAGTGGTTTTATTTCATTGTCTCTAAACTTTGCAACAATCTTGTATGGAATTTCTGTGACATCAAAAACCACAAATGCAGAATAGTCATTTGCAGTTCCCCTAGAAACATCAGCGGTCAGCATGTATGTGCGTTTTTCTTCTGGACGAATGTGAATATCTATTCCAACATTTGAATGAATAGGTGTTTTATAAGTCAGCTGTTTTAATTTCACTGAACTTATCAATGTATTGATTGAACCTAAAAACTCACACTCAAACTCTGAATTAAATTGTGACTCAGATGTGTTTCGTATAGTTTCTATTTTCCACGCTTCATCACGGCCAGGAACTTCACTCCAATGAACCTCTACAGGAATATAGTCGTTTCTTTTTTCTTGTGCGTCCACCCATATCTTATAGAACATATTCATGCCATGAGGAGTTGACACCATAATAACTTTTGTGTTTTGACCAGAGGTGATTGTTGGATAGACAGCAGCGAAGAACTGCTCTGCGATATTTGATGGAACGAATGCAAACTCATCCAAGAAAATCACATTGTATGAACCTCCTCGAATTGCACTTGAAGATGTAGCAGCTGCTATAACTTTACTACCATTCTCTAACTCTATATTACCCTTGTTCCAAGCTATGATGCCTTGTTGCATCCATTTGGGAAGGTTTTCGTATGCAAGTTGTAGTCTACTTATAATATTTATTGTAGTTGAGGATTTATTGGCGAGAACAGCGATATTTACATTTGGTTTAAACAATGCGTAGTGTAAGAGGTAACTGATGATAATTGTTGATTTACCAGATTGTCTAGGCAACTTAAAAATAGAAAACCTATTTTCGTGCATAGTTGAAACCATACCTTTTTGAAAATCATACATCTCAAAAGGCACAAGACCCTCATCTAATGAAACAATCTGTACATAGTTCTCTATGAAATAAAGCGGGTCTTCAGCACACTTATGATACTCTTGAATATTTTCTTTTGTAAACTCAACAGCAGTATTTGTTTTCTTTAGATTCGGATTGCCCAAATATTGGTCTTGGTTAGCCATGTTATTTCTCTTTTAACATTTTCTGCAACTCAGCAGTACTCCCCACAAACAATGCATTTGTCACACTTTTAGGTGCGTTGTTTGGCACCTCTTTGAGTTTTCTCATTTTCTCTTGTAGGTCACCAAGTTTTTCAGTGACTTCAGCAACCTGTTTAATAAGATTTCCGGCAACTTCATATGCCCGTGGATGGTCCGATTCTTTGGCGAGTTCCAGTATTCCTTCCACTGCATCCGTTCCTCTTTCGACCAAATTGTAGAAGTTTTGTCTTTGGTATTCATAATCGCTCTCCACATGATCATTATTAGTGTTATTTCGATTTTCTTGGGATGGGGGTGTTATCTCCTGTGATGATATTTCATACGGTGTTTTAGTTGAATATCCCTGATCTACTTTATAAATCTTAGTTCCATCATCATCATATTCCCAAACTCTTTTGTCGGGATCAATCTGATCGATTCCTAGAGCTTTGTCAATTATTTCATTAGATATGGTTATTCATCTTTTCCAGTTACAGGGTTAAATTCTTTGGAATCTGTGAAGAACGATGTTGTTTCATTGAAACCAAAATCATCATCAGCGTCTGCATTAAATGGTTTTGGACTGACTGTGTATCTCTGTTCTCTTGTTGGAGACTGATCTGGTAGGTCAGCAAATTGATCAACTTGAGCAGTCTTAATGACGTTCTGTGAAGAAACAGGGCCATACAAGTAAAATTTACATGTAAAGTTCATCGTATATATTAATGCTCTTCGTTGTTCAAACTCTCCTTCGTAATTGTCCTCATAGGATATCCCATTCAGAACAATGGGTACATCTCTTTTAATACCCATATCAGACATATCGTTTATTGTGATTGTGTAGTCTGGTTGGAAGAATGGTAAAATCTGTTCTACAATCTGAAGTGCGTCATCTGATTGCTTTGCTAGAACATATAAAACAACTTCCAAGTTATACGGCACTGGCATAAACTGAGAATCTAACTGCCTATTCGTATCATCTTTCACTTTTTTAAACTTTTGCACACGACTCAATTTACGAGTTGAATCGTATGATAGATTTTGAATCTCAAAACCAATTCTGGGAAGCGTGATTGCAACTTTACTGGATAAATCAGCGTCTGCTCTAAGGCGAACTAAAAACTTCTCTTTAGGTCCATATGCAAGAGGAACTTTCATAGATTGAACAACATTGCCCGAACTATCCTTTCGCACCAATTGAACATTATTAAATGTTGTACCGAACCCTACAATTATCTTTCGGATTGTTTCGTGGTAGAACTGTTGTCCTAACATTATGAACTGCCTCCTACATCACCAAATGGATTTGTTTCTGTGAAATCCAATACAGAATTATCAGCGTCATCAAATAATTCATTTTGTGCCGAAGTATCTACATTACCATCAGCGGTTGTGCTTCCATCACCTATTATATAGTCTTCCTGTAACAAGAAGCCACTATCTTCACCAAGAAGAACGCCAGCAGATGTTGTCATATCACTGGTTTCTAGTGCGACAACCTCATCATTTGCATCGTCTTCATATATAATTCTTCCAAATCCACTCTCTAGTAACAATGCGTCAATGGTTGCAGAATCTTGCTCCATTGTAAATTGTAGTGCAAGAGTATCAGTAGATAAATTATCTTCAATCACATCAATCGCAGTGATATCTGTATCAAGAATTTCAGAGCTATACTCAAACAATCTACAACGCAGTTTATAAACCGGATTATTATCAAGTTGGAAATATGGCTCATCATGGTCAACAAAATTTATCTGAAACAATTTTGATAGGATAGGATGAAAAATTAAATCACCCTCTAGTGGTCTATCTGAATTTGTAGATGTTGCCTCTGATATTAAATAACCGCTTTCAAATGATGCTGAGGCTTCAACTGTCCCACTGTCAAGTGTGCCATCCTCTAGCAAAATAGAACCACCAAGAGTATCAGTTCCAGACTCTATAGTAATCTGTTTTGTGAGGTCTTGAAATCTTTTCTTCGCAACAACAAATGTAGCTTCACTTAAATTCTGCAAACCAAACTGACCCATCAGTTCTTTCTCACCAGCAAAACCACCCTCACTATCTTCCATATACATTTCAATTTTTGCTTGTGTAATAAATTTTGCAAGATTGTCTGTTCCAAGAATTGAATCTTCATTGACAAGAGTTCTATCTAGATAATGAACATCATGCCCATATATCTGAATAGACTCAACAACTAAATCTCTATATAAATTTTGTTCAGTTGCTAGTGCCGCAACATTACTGGTATGAAATATTGAATTGACTGCCATGACTTATCCTATCATATAGTTTACTGGCAAT